TTGCGTCGATGCATCCTACTTCAATGATCTGCGAGAACATATTTGGGGATTACACTCAGAAGTTCAAGGAGATCTATGAAGCAAGACTGGCTATTAAGCATAAGGATACCGAGAAGCTCAAGACTCTGTTGGGTGGAGCTCTGGTTCCTTATATTGGCAGCGATGAGGAAATGGATACGCTGGCAACCGCGCTTAAACTGGTGATCAACAGTGTATATGGCTACACTACAGCAACATTCGAGAATCCGTTCCGTGATCCCAGGAATGACGACAATATTGTGGCTAAACGCGGTGCTCTGTTCATGATCGATCTCAAAGAGGAAGTTGAGAAGCGTGGGTTTAAGGTGGCTCACATCAAGACAGACTCTATTAAGATTCCAAATGCCACAGATGATATTATCCAGTTCGTCATGGAGTTTGGTAAGAGTTATGGCTACACGTTTGAGCATGAGGCGACATATGAACGCATGTGCTTGATGAACGACGCTGTATATATTGCCAAGTATGACGACTATGGCATCAGAAATAAGCACGGTAAGCATGCTGGCGAATGGACAGCAACCGGTAAGCAGTTCCAGGTTCCATATGTGTTCAAGACTTTGTTCAGTCATGAAGACATTATATTTGACGATCTCTGTGAGACAAGATCCGTTAAGACAGCTATGTATCTTGATATGAACGAGGATCTCGGTGAAGACGAGCACAATTATATTTTCGTTGGACGAGTAGGTCGTTATTGTCCTATCAAGGCTGGCTGTGGTGGTGGACTGCTCATGAGAAAGAGCGGAGATGGCCAGAGCTACGGAGCTGTTGGTGGTACCAAAGGATATCGGTGGCTTGAGTCTACAGTCGTTAAGAACATGAATAAAGAAGCCGACATCGATGTGTCTTACTACCAGAGGTTGGCTGATGACGCAATAAATGATATTTCAAAGTTTGGTGACTTCAAGGCTTTTGCTTCTGGAGTCACTGTTACTGATTATGTAAATGCGCTTCCGTTTATGAACGCACCAGAGTAAAGGAGAAAGAACATGGCAATGAATATGGTTATTAACAAAGAAGACGGCACAGTAGTATTTAACAGAGCACAGATCCCGGGTGGCGCATGGCGTAACTTCGCTGGCGGCCCGACCAAATTTAATAAGCAGAACACTCAGCGCTTCTTCCATATTTTCCTTACTGATGAGGAAGCACACCGGCTTGAGGATGCTGGATGGAACGTAAAATGGCTCGAGAATAAGAAGAATCCTTCCGAGCCTAAGCAGGCGCATCTTCAGGTATTTATCAAGCTGGATGGCCCCGCAAGATTGCAGCCCAGGATCTGGCAGACTCGTAAGAAGGGCAGACCGATACTCCTTGATGGCGATCTGATCGGCCAGCTCGATATGGATGACTTCGAGAGAGTCAAGCTTCAGATCAGGCCCTATAAGTGGGAACTTGATAGCGGCAAGAGTGGAATTAAGGCGTTCGTTAAGCAGATGTTCGTAACACCTGTTGATGATGACTTCGCTGCTGAATTCTTTGATGAGGATGAAGAAGGGAATGAGATCCCTTTTGAGGAATAATGAGCTTTGAGTTAAGAGATCATCAGGTTAAAGCGCTTAAACGAATGCGCAATGGATGTATTCTCAATGGTTCTGTAGGGTCTGGCAAGAGTGTAACTGCTCTTGCCTATTATTTTACCAAGGTGTGTGGGGGGTCTCTGGATTCAATGACCCGTGAAAAACAGATACCCCTATACATCATAACTACAGCAACAAAGAGAGATAAAAAAGAGTGGCCCATGGAATGCATTATATTTGGGCTCGAAGATGAACGCGATGTAAAGATAGACAGCTGGAACAACATTGGTAAATACACTAAGGTGACCGGCGCATTCTTTATATTTGACGAACAGCGAGCTACAGGTAATGGTCCGTGGGTCAAGGCTTTTTTGTCTATTGCATCTAAGAACCGCTGGATTCTTTTAAGCGCCACACCAGGCGATAATTTTATGGACTACTGCCCTGTGTTCTTGGCTAATGGGTTTTATAGAAATCGTACTGACTTTATCAGACAGCACGTCATCTACAAACAGTATGTCAAGTACAGAGCAGTAGACCGATATGTGAACGTTAAGAAATTATATTACTTCCGTGACAAGATTCTTGTGCCTATGGAATACGATCGTGACGTCGAGTATCATCACTACGATGTCATTGCTCCTTTTCCTTCCGCGTTATACAAGACTACGATGAAAACAAGATGGAACCCATTTACGAACGAGCCCTTTGTAAATGCCGCAGAGTTATGCTATGCCCTTAGACGATTATGTAACAGCGATGAGCGGCGAGTTCAAATGGTGGGCGACATCATTAAGGATCATCAGAAAGTAATTATATTTTATAACTTCACATACGAGGCAGATTTGCTAATAGGACTGTGCAAGAGGATCGGCGTACCTGTAGCACGTTGGGATGGAATCAAGCACGAGCCAATTCCTAATACAGCACGATGGGCTTACATTCTTCAGTACGCAGCTGGTGATAGCGGTTGGAATTGTATAGAGACAGACACAATTATATTTTACTCACAGAATTACTCTTACAAGTCCACTGTTCAAGCAGCTGGTCGTATTGATAGATTGAATACTCCTTTCAGAGATTTGTATTACTATCATGTTCGTTCGAAGTCCGGAATAGACAATGCAATACACAGAGCTCTGGCTCAGAAAAAGGAATTCAATGAAAAGAAATATTTTAAACGCATTTAATCGTGCAGGAAATACAGGCTATAGTATGGAGGAGAAGGAATAAGAATGTAATTGTCGAGTTTCGACAGACATTTCAGCCCTTCTCTTTTTCTTTTGGAGGACTATATGCTTGAGAACAAATTTAAAACTAAATTGATTAAAACTATTAAGACCCGATTTCCAGGGTCTTTTGTTTTTCATTTAGATCCTAACGAGTTGCAAGGTGCCCCCGACCTCTTGGTCTTATACGAGAACAAGTGGGCAGCGCTCGAAGGAAAGAAAAATGGCAAAGCATCTCTTAGACCGAATCAGCAACACTATGTTGATCTGTTCGACAAGATGTCCTTTGCGAAGATTATATTTCCTGAGAATGCAGAGGAGGTACTAGATGAAATGGAACGAGCATTTAAGGTATGAAGGCCAACACGCTATGTTTCCAGCGTCAAGGCCATCATGGCTTAACTATGACGATGCTCATGTATTTGAGTATTGCGATTTGGTAAAAGCAAAAGAGCGAGGCACAAGACTGCACAAGTTTGCACAGGATTGTATCGAGCTTGGTCAGGGGCTCCCTAAGAAGCCTGCTACCACGCTTTCGCTCTATGTGAATGATGCCATTCGCTACAACATGAAACCAGAGACAGTATTGTTCTACTCGAAGTATTTCTTCGGTACTACTGACTCTATTAGTTTTTCAAATGATATTCTCCGAATACATGATCTTAAGACCGGAATCATTCCCGGGAAAATAGAACAGTTGATGATTTACGACGCTTTGTTCTGTCTTGAATACAGCATCGATCCACATGATATTCAGCACAAACTGAGAATCTATCAATTTGATGCTTTCACAGAAACAGAGCCTGATCCAGACAGGATCGAGCAAATCGGAGATCAGATTGTACGCTTTAACGAACTTCTATTGATCCGGGAGGAAGAAGACTATGGATGAATTATATTTTGGTGTGGCCAATGATGACTATCTCGAACACGTTGGTCGCTCTAAAGAAGATGGCGCTCCTGGCCGTGGATCAGGCCGATTTCCATTAGGTTCCGGCGAGAATCCTAATCAGCATACACCTCACAAAGCGTGGAGTTACGAAGAGACTAAGAAACTTAGGGCTCAAGGCATGACTGATAAGGAGATCGCCAATTACTTTGATATAAAGCAGGCTGACTTTAGAAGAAAACAGTCCTTTGCTAAGAGCGAAGAGCAGGCAAATAACCGAGCTCTTGTTGAGAGGCTCAGATATGACAGACAAATGTCATTTAGAGCTATCGAAGAGAAAACCGGCATTCCTGCTTCTCAGGCTAGGGCTCTTCTTCAGGATAAGGTTGCTAAGAAGCTTGAGAAAGAACAGCAGCTTTATGATATTCTCAGAAACGAGATCGCAGAAAAAGGGCACATCGATGTAGGTGCTGGTACTGAACAGAATCTTGGTATAAGCGATACTAAGCTTAAGCAGATGGTTAAGAATCTTCAGGACGAAGGTTATGTTCTTAGCCATCCTAAGGTTGATCAGGCCGGAACAGGTTATGAGACATCCCTTCTTGTCTTGTCTAAGAAGGACACTCCAAAAGGTTATATTTACAACCATCTTGATGAAATCAAAACCATTGAAGATCTTCATGTGGTTGATGATGGTAAAAAGTTAGAAATAAAGAAAATGCACGATCCGGTCAGTTTATCATCCGATAGGCTGGCCGTTGTTTATGCAGAAGATGGCGGTACAGATAAGGACGGCGTTATTGAACTTAGACGTGGTGTTCAGGAATTGTCCCTTGGCAATAACAATTATGCTCAGGTTCGTATAGCTGTTGACGGAACCCATTACCTTAAGGGAATGGCTGTTTATGCAGACGACCTTCCTGATGGGATCGATGTTCGCTTTAACACAAATAAGCATAAAGGAACTCCTATTATGTCAGACGACCCTGACGCAAAACAGGTTCTTAAGACTCTTAAGGATGCTCCTGGCGTAAATGCGTTTGGCGCTACTATCAAAAATCAGAACGACTGGAAAGACGCAGACGGAAAAGAGCATCAGGGTCTTATTAACATTGTCAAGGAGTCTGGCGATTGGGCTAAGCAGTCTAAGACGCTTGCTTCTCAGATGTTATCAAAGCAGTCGCCTGAATTGGCTAAAAGACAGCTTGGAATTGACCTCGATTTCAGAAAACAGCAGTTTGATGATATTTGTGCTCTTACTAATCCAGCTGTTAAACAGAAAATGCTTCAATCATTCGCAGATGAATGCGATGCCGCAGCGGTACATCTGAAGGCGGCTGCTATGCCTAGGCAGGCTTGGAACGTTATCTTGCCTATGAAGACCCTTAAAGACAACGAGATTTATGCGCCTCAATTCAAAGATGGTGAAACCGTTGTCTGTATTAGATATCCTCATGAAGGCAGATATCAGATTCCTCAGCTTACTGTAAATAACAAGAACGCTGAAGGTAAAAAGATAATCACTCCTGGAGCTATCGATGCTGTTGGAATCAACGCAAAGGTAGCAGAACGATTATCTGGAGCCGACTTCGATGGAGATACAGTTCTTGTAATTCCTAATAACGCTCAAGCAAATGGCAAACGTCTGATTAAGACGGATCCTCCTTTGGAAGGTCTTAAGGATTTCGATGCTAAAGAGCGATATCCAGGTTACAAGGGAATGAAGGTCATGACTCATGCCCAGACTCAGATGGAAATGGGTAAGATTTCTAACCTTGTTACGGATATGACTCTTCAGGGAGCTACTTCTGAGGAATTAGCGAGAGCAACCAAGCACGCCAACTGTATTATCGATGCTGAAAAGCACAAATTAGACTGGCGTAGATCAGAAAAAGAAAACCGCATCTCTGAGCTTAAGGCAAAATACCAGCCCAAAGATCCTGTTACAGGAAAAGGCGGTGCCCAAACTTTGATCTCAAGAGCCAAGAATCCTGTCTATGTGGATAAGCG